CATCTGCGCCGATAACTGCCCGATGCTGATGCCCGTCGCCTCAGAAGCACGGAGCAGGTAGTCCATCGTCTTGGCCTGGTCCTCTGTCGCTACGGACCAGTCGCCGAAGAGCCGCGTGACGTTGGGGATCGTCTCCGACGCCGCCTCGCCGGTGAGGTGCTCGAGTTCGAGGAACTGCTTGGTGAGTCGCTCGAGCGGCGCACCGGTTAGCCCGGTGCGGTCGGAGACCTCGTCCAGTGCCGCTGCAACGGCGTCGAACGACTGCGTCACGCCACCGGCGACGCGCTTGGCCGAGTCCAGCAGCGATTCGAACTGGGCCTCGGTGTTGCCCGTGCGGAGCGTGCGCACGGCCTCGTCCCATGCCTTGCCGGCAGAGGCGAAGACGACGGCGAGCGCCGCCGCCGCAGGCGTCACCGTCCTCGTCATTGTCATGCCAGCGGCGCCCATCTTCTGGGACATGTTCTGGAACGACGAGCCGAGCTGCTTGCCCGCTCCGGTCACCCTCTGGATGACGGCGGACGCCTCGTCTCTGGCCCTTATCAGGATGTCAAGAGCGGTCGTCACGTGTCCCCTTCTTCCGTTGCAGTGAGCGGACGGCGCCGATCATGTCTTCGACGCTCTGTCGTGGACGCTCCGGCACGTCGTCGTCCCAGCGCGGCATGAATGCGTCCGGCTCGATCCATTGGGCGCGCAACGCCGACGCGAGCGCCGAACAGATGTGAGCCGCTGCCACGTCGATACGGTCATGGGCGAGGATCGGACCGTTGACGCGCTCGAATGCCGCCCACTCGATCAGTTCGCGGGCGCTCATGCGTTCCTCGAGCTCGGCGGCGGGGATGCCCAGCGCGAGTGCTAGCCGGTAGAGCTGTCGTCGCGCTGGGCTGCGGCGAAAGCCGCGACCGCCTCCTCAAGTTCCTTGCTCGATAGCCCGTTGACGCGGGCCGCTTCGGTGAACACCGTGAGGACCGTCTGGAAGTCGGCATTCGCGAGAATGTCGGCGTCGTCCATCGTGAACAGTGCGTCGCCGTTCTCGTCGGCGATGCACGCCAGCAGGACGCGGATGGGCACTTCGCCCGAGTCGTTGATGCCTTCCAGGAATCCGGTCGCCTTGAGGTCGGCGACGGATAGGCGCCGGATGCATACGGTGCCGCCCCATTCGGGGACGTCGATCCGTTCAACCTCACGCTTCTTATCGCCGATCGCCGCGATGATCTCCTCGCGTGAAAGTGCCATGTCGGCTTACCCCTTCCCGTGTCGGGAACTACGGCCTACAGGGACTCATCCTGCACGCCGGGACTGAGGATCTTGAGCGAGAGCGTCATCGTGAGCAGGCCATCACGCGATGCGCCCCGGCTGAGCTTGGTGATGATCGCGGGGAACGTCACGGCGAAGCCCGAGGCCGTGTGCGACAGCCCGAAGTCCTCCGACTCGCCACCCTCGTAGGTGCTGATGAGCGTCATGTGCTCGTTATCGCTAGGGTCGTATGCGACCTCGAGGGCGAGCTCATCCCCGTCCTGCTGCCCGACGATGTAGTCCTTCCAGTCGTCGCCGTACGCCGAGGCGTCGATCAGGTCACGAGAAGACCCCGCGGGGTCGACGTTCGTGACCTGGGCCACGGGAGTGGCGCTGGTGCCGACCCACAGTACGAGTTCTCGTCCTGCGAACTTGCTTGTCATCTAGTCCTCCTCCACACCGAACCTGACGCGAACCGTCGCGTCGGCCCAGAACAGATTGCGGTTGCGCTCGGACGAGCGCGCCGCCCCATCGAACGTCGTAGACACCGTGTCCACGACGTACTCCAGCCCGAGCCGGCGGTCGGAAAGCACGGCCTTGCGGGCATCTGCCGCAAGCCGCGCGCACTCGCGCCCTCCGGTCTCCGGGTCGTCCGACTTCACCAGCGCAGCGAGGGTGACCGGCATCACCCACGTCTCGGGATCACCGAACGTCCCGCCTTCCTGCGTTGCCGCCTCCGGCACGACCCATATCGCGGGTAGCGCCGGCATCGGCCGCGACCTGTCGCCACGGACGACCGACCTGACGTCGGATAGCGGCATCCCCTGAGTGGCCCAGTCCTCCAGAGCCGAGGCGATTGCTGCAACGATCGCGTCAAACGCTTCTGCCAGACCGGCCAATCACGTCACCTCCCCGATAGCGCGCCTGAGGATGTCGTCTATGCGTGAGGACTCCGCCTCGGCCGCGCGCTCGTGGAACGGGTCGGCTGGTATCCCCGCGACGAACGCGGGCGATACCATCTGCCCGTCGATGGAAAAGAACAGCCGTCGAGCGCTTTCCGGGCCGTGCGGGGCCGTACCGCGCGCCAGGAAGTGTGCGAACCACTGGTCGGCGACGACGCGGCCGGGCTCGGCGGTCCAAGTGATATGCCGACTCGCCGACTCCTCAGCCGCGGTCTGGCGCAGATCCTCGGCGATGTCGTCGATGAGCCGATCGAGCGCCGATGTGGTCTGCTGGCCCAGCCAGACGAGCGCGCGGTCGTCGACCTCGAACCAGACGACCGGGTGCATGGACGGCTGTGCAAGACTCATTCGGACTCCGACCAGTCCCAGTCCGCCGCCTCAAGGTCAGTCGTGGCGATGTCTAGGCTCGCGGCACGAGAACCCGCTCCGTAGAGCGCCAACCGTTTCGTGATGTCGGAGGAGAACATCTGCGCCGAGATAGTGCGCACGGCGAAGTCGTCGATCCGCACGACCGGCGACTGCCTCGTCGCCACCATCTCTCGGACGGACGACGCGGCGATGTCGGCCGCGATGCCCGCCAGGCCGGCCGGGATAGTGCTGGTGAGATAGCTACGGCCCATCGACCGGTCGATGAGATCGGATACCTCGGCGAGCAGGGCCTCTAGGAACTCCGCAAGCTCCTCATCGGTCCCGAGGCCCAGGTCGGCCGGGTCGATGCCGGTCCGTGTCAGTACCGCGGCGGCGCTCGAATAGAAGATAGCCATGGTCACCTCTCGTACTGGCACGGTGTCGGAAACAGCTTGCGAAGCCAGCGCCCGCACTTGCCGCCGAACGATGTTGCGCTGGTCGACACGAACGCGCCGGGCGGCGGGCTATGCCCGTAGCCGAGCACCTTGACGTCGTCGACCTGCTCGCCGCCGATCCGGTAGACGTTGCCGTACAGCGTCCGCTTATGGATCGCAACGATGCCGCGACCGCGATCGGCCGCGAGCCTCAGCACGTCCAGCATCGGCCTCCGCTCGACGACCATCGGCGCGTGAACCTCATAGCTGAGGGGGTCCGGGTAGCCGAGCTCCTTCAGGAGCACGGCGGTCTTCTTCAGTCCCTCGACGTACCGGCCCGACGTGTAGGCGTAGTGGCGCATCACGTCGGCCACGTACCCGCGATGCAACGTCGGCACCGCCGGGATCGGCTGGGCGACGTAGAAATCGTCGTTGAAATACACGAACCGTTCGGGCATCTCATCGTGGATGCACGCCGTCAACAAGTTCGCCGTCGAGTTCTGCCATCGCGTCATCTTCTGGATGGTCGGCAGGTATTCGACGTTCGCGACCCACTCCGGCTTGTACCCGACGATCCATACCCGGCCGTGCGGCAGGTTCGCTGCGATCGACCGGAGGCTGTAGCGGAGTTCCTCGTTCTCCTTCTGCGGTCCGACGACGTAGACGACGTCCATGTCGGGCTACTTCGTCTTCGGCATGAGGCGGGGGGGAACCTCGAAGCGATACGGCCGGGTGTACGGCGGGCTGTAGCCGTGGCCCTCCGGTATCTCCTCGAGTTCGATGCCCTCCTCGTTGTAGAGGTAGTGGTATCCCTCCCGGAGCAGGACACCCTCGGGGTCGAGCTGCCTGCGGCGCCAGGACAGCTTCGCCGGGTCGCGCGTCTGGTGTTTGTAGTCGGGGTCGAGCGCCTCGAACACTTCGGCGCGGAGCACGCGGTTCTCCGGCTCGATCATCTTCAGGTGGTAGATATTCAGGTCCAGGAGCCGTACCTGGTACGAGCCGTCGATGATCGGCGTCGGTCCCGACTGGATACGCCGGGTCGACATCCGCTGCTCCGGCAAGAATGGATACAGTCGACCGCGGAGCTTCCGGCCCCAGAGTTTGTCGACGCGGTACGCCGTCGGGGTCCACATCTCGCGGAGGTGGAACTTGTAAACAACCTTGTCCTTCTTGCCGTCGATGAGGGGCCGGATGATCTCGCCGGCGCCGTCCTCCCACCGTTCATCCGGAGACGTCACGAGGACCCAATCGGCCCTCTTCCACCTCGCGGCTTTGCGCTGGAGTTGGCGGTAATGCCCCTCGTTGATCCATAGTTCCGAACGACGCCACCGGCAATCCACGACCGCGAAGCTGTCTACCCACGGGGCAAGATTCCGTTTCATGTCCCGGATAAGCCATTCCGGCTCGAACTTCCAGCCGAAGACGGCCACGAGTCTGCTCACTGTGGGTACCCCATCGCGAACGCCCCGCAGAAGATGCCCCTGCCGAAAACCAGTGCGAAGTGCTCGCGGTTCATCGGCCGGATGTTCGGGTTCACGTAGCAGCACGCGAGTCCCGCTGCGGTCGCGGCGAGATAGAGCTGTTGCACGATTACCCCCGCGTCCAGGTACGGCATGAATCGCTGCTCATCGATGGCCTTGTACGCGAGCGGGTCGGCGAACAGCAGCCCCACCACGGGTGCCCGGTGAATCCACCCGACGCCGCCGACAAGTAGCCCGCCCAACAGTGCTAGGTCATCCCGATCGGTGACCAGGTGAACGGTCACAGCCCGCCGGTCGCATGACGACGGGCACATCGACGCCGTTTCGAGGACGCCTTCGATCACCTCGGCGGCCGGAGGTTCGTCGGCGAACATGCGGGACGAGTGGCGCTCCCGCATGATCTCGACCAGCACCTTGCGCTTCCGCGCCTGATGGGCGAGGTAGCGTTCCTGATACGGGTCCCAAGGGGCGGGGCAACTCCCCGCCCCTTGGATCTGCTCCATCGCTTACGACCCGAGCGTGACCTTGACGGCACGCACGAACAGGCTCGCGGCACCCGATTCCTCGGGGTCCACGGCCGGCGTGAACTTGCCCGTCTCGGGATCGATCGCACCAACATCGGTCACGACGTTGGTGCCGACCCACGCGTCCAGCGCGAGGAGGTCGACCAGGTCGGTCGAGGTCTCCAGGTGCTGAACGGCCCTGATCGCGTACCCGCCCTCGTTGAGGGACGCGCCCCATGCCGCACCCTGCGGCACGAACGGAGCCCGCGTGCTGAGCACGTAGGCGCTCCGGTGGAACGCATAGCCCTCGTCCGGCGGGATCGCGTTGGACACGAGCACCGTGAAGCCCGCGATCCGTCCGATCTGCGCCTCGCGGAGCGCGGTGTCCGAGCCCGATCCGTCGAACCTCGCGAGCTGCGGGGACTTGAGGATCGCGGCCTCGATCGAGGAGCCGACCACCAGCGCCCGGTCGGCCAGAGGCACGTTCGCGTCGTTGAGACACTTGCGGGCATCGACCAGGGCGTTGTACCCACCCTGCTCGTCGCTCGTGTCGATCTCGACTTCGTTCTCGTAGCTCGCGCCGCTCATCAGCGTCGCGACCTCGTCCTCGTAGCCCCGCACGATGGCGGCGAGACCCGGAGCCATCACGTCGCGCGTGAAGACCCGGATGTCGAGCGTCGCTTCCTCGTCCGTGATCGGGATGTCGACCTGGAGGTCGTCCGTCAGGGTGACATCGACCTTGCGCTCGAACAGCTTGGTGCGCACACGCGCATCTGCGCTGCGGAGCGCCCGCTTGTTGGCCACCACGTAGGCGGGCAGGCGGATCGAGATCGTGTCGTCCTTGGCCCCGCGGAAGTCACCGACCGCGTCCCTCCACACGAGCGACGCGAGTACGGATTCCCGCTGGAGCAGGCCCAGCGCAACATCCACGACGACTTCTGGCTTGATCGCTTCAAAGCCCTCTGCTTCTGCCATGTTTCACCTCTTCCTAGTCGTGGGGTCGCGCCGAACCGGCACGACCCTCTATTGCCGTGGGATCAGCTTGAGCAACTCTTCCCTGCCGGGAACCTGCTCCTGCGCGGACGATGCGCCCGAGCGCAGCTTCTCCTTCGGCTTTCCCTTGTCTCCCGCCGTGTCGGCGGGCTTGATGGCCTCGAGCAGTTCGTCGGCGGCCGCCTCGAGTTCCTCCTGTGTGCCGGTCGGGAGGAACCGCATCAGCTTGGCCGGGATGCCCTTGGCCGCTGCTACCTCATAGCGGAGCGCCTTGGACTCTGCCTCAGCGGCTTTCTTTTCCGCCTCGGCCGCGCGCTCCGATGCCTTGTCCACGGCGGACTTCTCCGCGTCCTCGGCTTCCTTCAGCCGACGTGCGGCGTCCGCGTTGGCCTTCGCCTGGCCCTCATGCTTGCGACTCAGGCTCTTCCACTTCTCCACTTCAGCCTTCCAGTCCGGCTCCCTATCGGTGTCGGGCGGGTCTTCTTTGCCAACATCAGCCGGCGGGTCCTTCTCGATGTCCTTGTCGGGCATCTCCTTCTCCTTCCCGTGTCGGGATCGGTTTACTCGGCCGCATCCTCCATGTGGGCGCGTACGTGTGCGGCCACGCCGTCGTAATCGCCGGTGGGAATGTTGGTCCCGCCGCGCGCGCCGCCGAGCACCGCCAGGACGGCTCGGCACGCACCAAGGTTGGCCGGGGCGCTTGCGGTCGGCCCGTGGTGCCACATCTTGTAGGTGGCCTTCACGTCGGGGTCGCCCTCGGAGTCCCGCCAGCCCGCCATGTACCGCAGGACGGCGGCCTCATTCGGAGCTGCCGCGACCGCCGCCGGGCCGTCCCATGGGCGATCGGTCGTCGGCGTGTGGTGAATCGCGATCGCAGGAATAGGTCCTCACCTCCCTCCTTCCGCCTCAGCGGCTTTGTCCTCCGCCTGAGCCTTCCCCTTTGGCTTGGTAATCACGATGTCGCCGTCTGCCCACAAGAACCGCTCTGGATCGTCGGCAACCTTGGTGCTGTCGTCCGCGGCCATTACCTCACCACCTCTACCGCAACGTGCCGGAGCCCGTCGCTCCCTGTCCAGATACGGGTAACGCGGAACTTGGTCCCGCGCGGCAGAATGAACTCGTTCTCTGTTAGGTTCGGGTTCAGGAACTCGTGCGCCTTACCGGTCCGCCATAGTTGGTCGGCATACCCGCCGGTCTGCCCGGCTTTGGCCCTAATCTCGAATATCTGCACGAGCTTGTTGTGGCGGTAGTCCCCGGCAAACTGTTTCTTCAGTGAGGTTGAAATGAACCCCTGATCCATGAACTCCGACCCTACCTGGAGATCGCCGAACACACTCTCGGGTGCCATGCGGTAGAGAGTCTGATCTCGGCCCAGCGCGCCCTTCTCGAGTGCCGAGTCGAGCAAGCTCACCCGCCGTTCCATGAGCGCGGACATCTCTGCCTGTCCGCGAAGTGCGGGGTTCATCGACTTGTACCCGGTGCCCTTGTAGAATTCGCCCGCCTTGAACTCATCCTCCGTCAGCGCCTTGTACCAGGACGTCGGGGTAGTATTCGCTTGGGTGGTCACGAACTGCGGCTCGGCGCTGCACTGACAACCGTCGTGCGCCGCGAAGTCGGACTCCTTGGTGAACGTGCCCTCGGCCGCCAGCTCGCTACAGAAGCCGCAGGTGCCCTCGGTAACGCGCGCCCAGCCAGCGGCAGCATCGTCCGCTAGCGACGTCTGCACAAGCGTCGTGCGACCAGCATTCAGGACATGACGCTCGGCGGCGCGCGAAACGCGGACAAACCCGGTCCGCAGCGCGGCCTGGACAGGAAACCCAACGCTCAGCGCACGGATCGTGCCAACCAAGCCGGTAGCGATTAGGGAAGTACCGACCTGGTCATATGCCGGCGGGTCCGCGATCACTACATCCGGGGCCGGAGCGGGGCCGATCTCCGATGTACGAAGGCGCTTGTAGTAGCCCGCCGCCAAGCCTGCCGACTGACGTGCACGCTCGCGGATGACAGCCGTGGCGGCCAGGCTGAACCGCTCCCACGATGCCCGATCGTTCGGGTCCCACAGCGGCCAGACCGCGAGCATGTCCCGCGTAGTGCGCGCGGCGAGTGCCTTCTGCATCTGCTTGTGCTGCTGCGTGAGGGTTGCCGCCTCCGGCACGTTACTGCCCTGCTGGGGTTGGGGGTGCCTCCGGCGGGCCAGCCTGGCGGTTCAGCGCGGTAGCGAGTTGCGCAAACGCATCACCCTCGGCTGCGGCCGCCCTCCACCGCTCGACTTCCTGCTGAGAGACATTGGGGATGCGCTCCCATAGCTCCTTGGGCGGCACACCGAGCATCGTGGTCAGCTTGCCGAGCGCGTCGGCGACCTGAGACAGAGACCGCGATTCGGTGTCGCGCCAGCGGACGTAGGCCGCCGGGTCCGTCGGCGTGCCGTTGAGCTTGCCGGCGAGCTCCAATACCTGCTCCCACGCCTCCCCCATCACGACTTGACGCTCCGACACTTTCCGCCGGTGCGAGGCATCCGCCGCCGCGAGCGCCTCGGCCGAGAGATTGATGAGCGCGCCGATCATCTCGTGCGCCGGGGTCTGAGAGATCGTCGCGAGGTGCCGAAGGGTGGCCTCCCGCGAGTCCAGGTAGCCCTTCAGGTCCGTCTGCCCGAACTCACCCACCTTCGTCTCGGGGTCCTCGAACGTCCAGAGCTTGCGTGCGCTCGCCTCGAGTGCCTGCTGCTCGGAATCGGCCAGCCACCCGAGGATGTACCGCTGGCGGAAGGCACCGTAGTGCTGGGCGACGAGCAGGCCGAATGTAGTGATGTTGATCTGGTCCTGGAGCGGGATCAGCGGCTCGACCTCTCCCTCCACATCGCCGCCGTCGTCGTCCAGCGTGTTGCGGAAGCGCACGACGGGAACGTGACCGACGCCGTGCTCCTCGGAAGAGTCGACCGTGACATCGTTGGCGAGCGTGTCGTTGGCCTCGAGCCACCAGACGTTCTCGTCGTCCATGAGCCGGTAGACCCGGCGCTTCCTGGCATCGGCCGTGATGCCCCGGCGCTCGAGCGCGAGTGCCGGCCAGTCGTCGTCGGCGTCCGCATAAAGGGTCGTCATCCGGCGCGGCGACGCGCCGCGGATGACCGGTACCGGGTCGCCGGGGAGCACGGTCACATACGTCGTCCCGTAGCAGAGCGCCGAGCGATGGGTGCCGATCTGTCGTGCATCCATCCGGTTGCGCTGCCATATCTCCCAAGTCGGCTCGTCGTCACCACTGAGCGGCACCCGGAACCCGTCGATATACATGTCCTGCACGACCGCGTTCACGACGAACTTCATGAGGTTGACGCGGGCGATCTCGGCAAGGCGCCGCACCTCTGGCGGCGTGGCCTTCGGCAACCAGCGGAGCGGACCGATCCTGTTCCATGCGCTGGTGCGTCTCGCCATAGAGGGGTCCGGGTCCGTGAGATACATCCGGATGCGCTCGAGGCGGACCATGTCGACGGCGCGCGTCGACAGGAGTGTTTGGGCCCGCGCTTTGACATCCTCTTCGGTCGAGAGTTTCACCAGAACGCCGCCCCCTGTCCCTTCTTCCGCCGCTGCTTGGACGCCGGAAGCGCCTGATAGTCCCAGTACGAGAGCCGCGAGAGCACCGCCGCCGCGAGCGCGTCGACCTTGCGAGCCGATTCCCGCGTCTCTTTCCCGAAGCTCACGCCCCAGCGGTTCGGCCGCCGCCTAGCGTTGTAGACGTGCTCGGCGAGCGCCGGATTGCCGTCGTGCGAGATACGCCCCTCCAGGATCGCGTCGTGGAATCGCTCGGCCGCCCGCGTGAACTGCTGGCCTCGTCCCCTCATATCCCAGGCGATCGGATGGTGGTCACTTGCCTTCACGCAGAGGTCGGCACCGAACTCGTCCCGCCACCGGTCGACGTAGGACTCCCACGGGTGGAGGTCCGAGTAGAAGCCGACCACGTCGTAGTTCTCGAATGCCTTCGCTACGGCACCATCGACCTCATCCCGCGGCACTTCCCCGCCGTACCGCTCCGGGTCCCAGACGCCCAGCGTGAAGGTGCAACCGTCTGAGATCCGCGTCGCAACGAGCGCCGTGTGGTCATCCGTCTTGGAACCGTCGAACCCGAGAGTGACCGCGTCCTTGTCCTCGAGCGCCGCCGTGATCTTCCTGGCGTTCCATTCGTGCGGTGCGATCCATGCATCTTCGGCTGCGACGACTTGGTTCAGGTACTTGCGGCGGGCGACGCTCGGCTCGGTCCGGGGGTCCCAGACCTCAGCGGCCAGGCGATCCACATCCAGCCAAGTCGCGTCGCCCCTGGCCGCCGTGAGACCTGCCTTCAGCGATGCCTCATCGGCGAGTTGCGTATCCGGCGGGGCCTCAACAGCGACGTAGAGCACGTCTCGGAGGCGGGTACGGCCAGCGGTTACAGCCTGCCAGACGTCCCACTCTCGCTCGCCGACGGAATCCTCACCGGGAACATGCGCGTTGCAGAGCGACAGAGCTCGAGCGGCGCCGTCACGGCTCTTCGCCAGGTTGCCGTCTATCACCTCGGCCATCTCAAGGCCGCTGTTCGACGACTGCCAGTTCTGAATCTCGTTCCGGATCGTCAGCGTCGCTCGGCCGCCCTCGAGTGCCAGCGGCGAGGAGGTGACGGCCTCGATGACCCCGCGACCGCCACGCGCGTAGATGATCTCCTTGTTGATCTCTAGGGTGTAGCTGCCGATTGCCTGTGGGGAGAACAAGGTCGGGAAGATCCGCATGGTCGTCCGCGTCTGCTCCCGTGACACGGCGGCGATCTGGACCCATGGTGCCGAGTGCTCCGTACCCCGCCCGTCTTCCCTCACCCGGCAGGGGCCGCAAAGTTCGACGGCCGACAGGACAGCGGCTAGGGGGTCCTTCCCCCAACCCTTCGCCATCCTGACCGTGCCGCGCCGGTAGACCCACCGACGGGCTTCGTCGAAGGAGAACCAGTAGGCGAGGAGCGTGCGCTGCTGCTCCGTGAACCGCCACGGCTTACCAGCCTCGGGGCCGTCTGGCTGCTGAAGATTCCTGACGCACCAGACCTCGACGTCCGGGAATATCGTCCGCTTGGGCCACACCGGCCAGTCAGGCGGCGCGATCAGCACCGCCTCGGTCATCGGTACTGCGCGAGGACCGCGACCTCGGCGGCCCGGACCTCATCGCTGAGATCGGTCCCGGTGTCCCGCTCAACCTCGATCTGCATCCGGCGCCTCGATGACTCGGTCGACCCGAGGGCCTCCATCGCCGCGAACAGGGCCTTCATCATCTGGGCGGACGGGCGGGGCGAGCCGAGTTGGACCGAGAGCATGTGGGCGAGCACCTGGGCGTACTGCCAGTCCGAGGGCTCGAAGTAGCGAGATTGGCCCGAGCGTCGCAGGCTCATGTACCACTTCCGGGCACGCGGGTGCCAGGAACTGTCGGCTGCCGGACTTGACACCCGGCCACGGACGTTCACCGTATCCGGTTGCTCAGCCTTGGTGCGGTGTCCGGCACGCTGGCTGGATCGCTTGGGGGTTCGGCCCATGTCGGGCTCCTTCTGCGGGATGGCCCGTGTCGGGCCACATCGACTTCTCATCGACTTTTCATCGACTTCTCATTTTGGGAGCGGCGTCGGCGGCT